GATGTCACTTTGAACGTGTTAGCCATATATCATCCGAGGGCAATTGCCATAGCTGTAATTTCTGAGGATATATTTGAATTTCCACCCCAGGTGCTGAGTGCCGTGTTCTCTACATTACTAAGGCCAACCTGGGTCTTTGTTACCGAGTGAGGGTTTGATGTGTTCCCCGTGTGGGACGTAAGGTCGGAAGCTGTTGCAACCCCTGCCTCTGCTGCCGTCTGGTTGATCCACATTGATGTGCCCGAGTCATAGGCCAGAACCTCATTATCTGCCGGGGTCCCTGTAATCGTGGTGTCGTTAAGTTCTGCAATAGTATCTTCTGTTGCAACCTGGGCATCCACATAAGTCTTAATAGCCTTTGCGGAAGCCAGTGTGTCGTCTGACCCGGATACCGAAGAAAGGTCTGTATCTAAACTGCCAGACGCAATATGGCTTGTCGTTAGGTCAACCAACGAGACCGCACCAGAAGAGACACTAAAGTCTGCCGATGCAAAGGAGGCTATCCCCTTGTTTGAAGAAGTTGCGTCCTCTCCAGCAACAGTGATTGTTGTCCCTGTAGCAGATGTATCAATACCCTCTCCGCCAGCTACTGTTAGGGTCTCTGACCCTAAAGCAACATCTATGGTTCCTGAGTCGGTGGTTGCATCCAGGTCTGATGCAGTTATCTGGGCATCGACATAGGTCTTAATTGCCTTGGCAGAGGCCAGGGTGTCATCAGCACCAGAAACACTGGTTAGGTCTGTATCGACGGTCGCTGCTACAGTAAGGCTGTCCCCACTGACACTAACCGTAGCCGTGATCGGAGATGTCCCGGTAAATGTAAAGGTGTCTGTTGCGTTGTCTGCCTCGGCAACATTACTGCCGTCAGACATTTTATTGAAAACATTCTGGGCAGCACCCACCTTGGAGAAAGGTGTGGCAACACTAATTGTCGGTGTTGTCTCGGTAACAGTTATCTTATTGCTGGAGGGGGTTACCGTTACAGTATTATTTGACTCGGTTACACTAACGATATTACTCATGCGGTTACCTCACGATTAAGTATCACCCTACCCTCTAAGATTCTTGACACGGTGTCTGCGCTGGTAGTCTTTAGTTCAAAGTCATACACCGCATTGTCGAAGTCGTACCCGGCTGTTGTCCCGTAGGCGATTTTAATATTTATATTTGGGCTGACACTGCTAAGCGTGATACCACTACCATTCGTTAGACTAGCTATCTCGGTACCGCCCTTTGACTCTTTAATCTTCATCGCGGCGGTATATCCAGAGCCAAGTGCCAACAGTGACCCAGCACTATCCTTATAGTCTATGTCAAGGTCCAGGTCGGCACCTTGTTCTATGGTAATGTCGTATCTGCCTGCGGCCATTAGTAGTAGCCCTGGCCCTCTAAGATTCCCTTCTTTTTGCTCTTTTTCTTTTTCTTCATTTTGTGGTATCCAGGCATTTTACTTCTCAGCTAAATGGTATGGTTTGTCCGCCCCTTAGTTTGATGAGTCTTTGTTCATCACAACCGCAAGGACTATCTTCAGTACAGGTACATGGTTCACAGTAACATTCTAAGCATTTGCACTCAGGGTTATCACAGGTTTTCATGTGTAACTTGGTGTCGTGCATTACAAGAATCTATTGATCCTAAAGCCTCCAGAGTTACGTCCTTCTGACAGTGTTCCGCTTGTAATACCCTCCTGCCGAAGTGCGATCTGGGCCTGCTCTACAAACTTGGCTCTATACATCTGGGACTTCTCAATTGATTTGACCTGGCCCTCTTTTAACCAGGCTCTTTCTAAGGCACCAAAAACAACTGCCTCGTGCCAGTAACCATGGATCTGAGGCGTGCTCGTGTCCGAAGATAGTCCTGAAACTTTAGGTACACCACGGACAGATAGTTTATGAAAAACTTTAGTTGTTGCATCTTTATCAACGTAAAGGTCCCTGTCTTCTTTCGGAAGCGGATAAATACGAAATGTATCACTCGTCCGGTGATTAAAAATGGCGCCTTCTACTGGGCCATGTTGGTCACGCCACTTTGGAGTGTTTGATACAGAAAAGATTGCAGAACTAAATGCGTTAGGATGAAAGCCCATAGAGCTTTCTAATAGGAATGAGCGGTGGGATCTGGAAGCCGCAGCAGCGTTCAATTCTGACTCGGTATGGATCGTTAGTTCACGACCATTTATGGAGACAGAAATAATCTCATCTATTGTGCTGGGCTTGGTAAAGGTGGGACCAATTCTAAATACCGAGACAGCGCTATCGGTGACCGCATCGCCGAAGTCTACAGAGTAGGTAACTGTAGTTGTGCTTGGGACCAGTATATTAAACGGCCCGTTGTACTCATCGGGCGCAGCACCAGACACCAGCAACGCGTCGTTTTCGCTGTAGCCGTGAGCTCCAGAAAACGTAATCGTTGCGGTCTTGCCGTCAATCGTTAAGGTGCCTGTCTTGGTGGCTTCACCGAGGGCAGTTGTCCCTCCCGGGTTTGTAGCAAAACCGGTGACTTGGGGGTACCTCGCAAGCCTGGTGAACTCTGTCAGCGCATCGTCGATGTACTGATTTAACTCACGGTCACTCCAGTGTCTGTTGGCATCATCCTGTAGGGCACTCTCAACTCTCTCACGTATCTCTTTTCTATTCATGCTGATTAAGGTCGATTACCTCATGAGCCTTGATGGAGTCCTCCAACGTGTCTTTAGTAATCTCTGTGCCTGCATGATCCCCGGTCTTAGGCCAGTGCTTGACCTGGAATTGAAAACGACGGTTGTGCCTTGCGGACATTTGTTGAGTAATATCACCTTGAAAGTAGTGAGTCTCAACTGCGTCGTTTAAGATGTTGACGTGCCCTATTGGCACTAAACGATCCGAACCACGTGGTATGACAACTGAGTGTGTACCATGGGTTACAGGGACAGGCCCTGTGTCAGAAAGTTGTGCCCCGTGCTCTATGTTGATCACGCAGTAACCTGGGGGGACCTCGTCTCCCTTTTTCCACGCCTTTGCTAAGTTTAAGCCGTGAGGTAAGTGAGCCCACTTACCGTCTCCAACATCCTGGTAACCAGGGTGCCTACTACCTTGAGGTACGTTTTCACTTGGTACTAAACCACCACCAACGCTCATAATATTCCCTAAAAAAGATTAAACCCTGTATATATCAAATATATACAGGGTTATAAAATTAAGCTAACTCAGACTGTTCCCAGGCGATATTAGCATCAAAGCGGTACTCAACCCACCAATGGAAAGCTCCCGCAGTCTGTGCATCACCAAGGTTAATCTGCCCCACAACAGGGAATACCTGTTCCCCTGCGGACGACCAAACCTTATTACCACTAGCAACAGTATTAGCGGGGTCATGTAAATAAGCTGCCGTTGAAGTCATATAGGGAGGTTTCCCCATAAAGTCTACTCCAACAACCCCGGTTGCGGCAGTGGTGTGACTGGAAGCGCCTGCGGCTTCTAGGTTTACTGCTATTGCATACGCATTAGGATCGGCAGCAGCCGCCACATTGACCATTCCTGTATCTGACTGCAATGTCCCGGCAGCATGGCCAATTTCAAATGTATTGGTACCACTGGTAGTAGTGGCGGCGTCACTAATAACAATATGGAAACCTGACACACGAGCGCCTTCAGGTATGTATAATACCCTCTGGTAAGTAGCCGCAGACCAAGTCTGGCCGTCAGCAAAGTTTACAAAGTCGTGTGCCGTGGTCTGTGTGGCATTAACGATTCTAGTTTTAATAGAGTCCATAAAATTTTCCTTTCATAAGGTAGGATTAGTGTGGAGGCCACGAGCGTGGCCCCCGACGTTAAATTATGCAGTAGCCGAAGCTGTGCATTCGATACGATACATCCACAGGTCCTGCAATATAATACAGGAGTAGAACGTATCCCAGGCGATACTGCCTCTTTGCCCCAATGGGTCCCCAGGACCAACAGAGGGTGCATGAATTTTTGAACGGAGACTGTCCATTCCGCCTAAGGTCGCGCATCCACCGAAATCCTGTGCAAGGATTATAATTGGATACACGTCAGAATTCGATCCACTGGTGGAAACCTCAAGAGGCCCGGAAGTTACAGACGCTCCCGCGTCTTTCTTT